AAAAGTGCATGAAATCTGCGGTCAGGGAACTTACTTTATCAGTGGGCGGCAGGGAACTTGGTAGAATTATGGATGAGCATTTGCGAGAAAGGGGGGTTCTTTAGCATGGATGTGTATTACATTAATCATTTAAACGAAAAGATTCTCCTCGACTCTGAAAATGTGATTTTGAAGTATCAAGAGTTGTTCAACTATTCATGGGATGCAGATACAGACAATGGGAAAATAACGTCATTTACAAGAGAAATGGCAACATATCCCATTACGGTTACTGTAACCGCGGATTCAGATGAGGAATTTGCGGACATCCTGAATAATTTCCACAGCATCGTTGTAAAAGACATCATAAATCACAAACCGGGGCGGCTGTATATTGGAGATCAGTATTTGTCCTGCTATATATCCGGCGATATAAAAACGGATGCGTTTATGGGTGTTCCGATACAGGTTAAAAATCTTACCGTTGTGACGGATCATCCGTTTTGGATTCACGAGGTATCAAAATCTTTCCAGCAGATTATATCGGGGGATGATCCAGAGGGGCATTTAGATTATGAGTATGATTTTGACTATGATTACACAATGCCATATGGCAGTGATTTGATTTGGACAGTAGATCATTTTGCCCCATGCGAATTTCTTCTGACGGTTTTCGGGCCTGTGACAGATCCGATGATCTTAATTAATGGGCATCCATATCAAGTTTATACGTCTCTGGACGAGAGCGCTTACATGCAGATTGATAGCCGGAATAATACGATTGTTAAATATAGGTCGGATGGAGTCCGACAGGATATTTATGATTCCCGAGCAAAGCAACAGTCGGTATTCGATCTGATCACGCCGGGAAATATCCGTGTTGTTTGGTCAGGAAGTTTCGGCTTCGATCTTAAATTATACTGCGAAAGGAGTGAGCCGAAATGCAAGACGAAAGGCAGTTGAACCTTGCGGATCAGAATTTCCGGGATATCCGTCCAGTGATGGGAGCGGAAATTGATATGGCGATTGGATCGGATGAAAACGATTATGAAATCAAGATTCGGCGCGATCAGTGGGATGACCGATATAAGTATGGGAATGTGTTTTACATCAATGATACAGAGTTTGGCGGTATTATCGGGAGGAAGAAGATAAACACGACAGATAGCACAATATCTTTATTTGGCAGGACGTGGAGAGGAATGTTGGAAAAGAAAATCATTCGTCCCCCCACCGGGCAAGATTATAAGAAAGTATCCGGTGAACTGAGTGTGGTGTTAGATGGTCTGATCGCAGAACATTTCGGTGATTATTTTGTTGTATCCCGAAGTGATACGGGAATATTTGTAACTGATTATCAATTTGATAGGTACTGTACTTTACTGGCGGGTCTCACAAAGATGTTAAAAAGTGTCGGGTATCGGTTACAGATACGGTATGTACAGCAGGAGAGAGGGCAACCCGGATACGTGGAATTGTCGGCAGTACCGATTGAGGACTACTCGGAAAAAATTGAACTGTCACAGGACAGCAGGTTGAACTTTACATTTGATGAAAATAAAAACGGTATCAATCATTTGATTTGTCTTGGAAAAGGCGAATTGCAGGATCGGCAGGTGATTGATCTGTACGTCCAGGAGGACGGCAGTATTGGTAGAGATGTGATTTATACGGGAATCAGGGAAGTTTGTGGGGTATATGAAAATACGTCAGCAGAGCGTGATGAGCTGGAAGAAAAAGGAAGAGAAAAGCTGGCGAAGCTTATGAACAGAACTATTTTTGAAATGAATGTTGAGCAGTTAAAAATGAATGTTGAGATTGGGGATATTATCGGCGGGCGTGATTACGGCACGGGGATGTATGCGGCAAAGCCGATTGCAAAAAAGATTTACCGGGTAGCGGGAGGAAAAACCTCTCTTGAATATAAAGTAGAAGGAGATGATTAATTATGGAATTAGTAACAGGAAGATCGGGGAAGCCGCACATCACATCACAGCAGGTTCGGCAGCTTCAACAGGGTATTTTTGGGGCGAATGCCTGTATCATTAATACGGGAAGTATGCTGACACCGGAAGTGCAGAGCTCAAATAAAATCCGTATCAAAGATGGCGCGCTGATGTTTCAGGGTGCTCTCTTTACTGTTAAAGTTGGGGTTTACGATGAGGTAACTATCAACAATGGTAATCAAGGAATGAAGAGAAAAGATGTGATTGCAGTTAAATATACATATGACTCGTCACGAAACATTGAGTCAGGAGAATGGGCGGTTGTGCAGGGTACGCCAGCGGCAAGTAATCCGGCAGTGCCTAGTATGCCAGTAACGGATGGAGATATTCAGGCGGGTGATGCAGAAGTGTATTGTCCGGTATTTGTAATTAATTTGGATGGGATAAATGTTACGGGCGTCGATATCATACCTCCGATGATGGACGACATGTCTACGATAAATAAATATTTGTCAGAGTTGCAGTCGTATCACGATAAAAAGACGCTCACACCGACCGATCTGGGAATAAGGGTCGGAGTGTGGACAGCCATAGCAAACAACTCGTATAAAATCGGTAAAACGGTGCATCTAAACATGGAGATTAATACAACCGCTGTAATAGTCGCAAACAACGTGTACGACAATGTTTTTACTATACCGTTACAGTACCGACCAGCAAATGATGTTGTTGTAAATGTAATAGCGTCAGATGGGGCATATAAAAACCCGGTCGCCTGCACAGCTATGGTGAGGACAAATGGTAATCTGTTTATTTGTATCCCGAAAGCAACAAATAGTTATCTTTTTATCGATGCGGAGTGGGAAATGAAATAACGCTTATCACTTCCATGTTCCACGCACGTAATAGGATAAAGTAAAGCTGGCTTTCCCCCATGATGTTGCGGCAAGCACATGGTATTTAAAACCGGATTTGAAATTGTCGGAAGATCCATAAACATTTCCCCAAATAGCTCCACCACCTCCGATTGACAAAACTGGACGGCATGAAGTTTTGGATGCGACGGGATATTTAACGGGAAACTCGATCGACTGATAGATATTCCCAGCTTTTGCATCGATCGCGCAAGTTAAATTTGAGTCAAACCACATTTCGAGCGTTCCGTCATTCCACTTACGATATTTCCCATTGGAATCGCTACCTTCCTCGACAATGTAGTTTTTAGTTTTCAATGCTTTATCACGTAACTCCGACAAATATTTATTTTTCCAAAAGATTAAGAAAGGATTGATATTTTATGAAGCTTATTTTTAATGATGCAACCGAGATTATTGTTCAGCAGGTTGAATCCCACGGGGATTATCTGCGAATTCTGACGGTTGGAAATACTCCGGAACAGTTAAAGGTGCTGTTTACTGACCCTAGTCGGACAGCCCGCATGATTGTACAAGAGCGAGGGCAGACTGTAGCTGCGCACGAGGGATATACAGCATTTTACAGGACGGAGATTTATACCGGGAAGATTTACGGCGTGGTGATGTACAAGCAGGAAACCCTTCCGGAAACGCAATCGCAGATGATTCAGGCAGCTATGTTGGTTGCGCAGATGCAGGCGCAGACATTTGATGATGAGCAGGCGCAGGCGGTCAAAATACTCTATCCGCAGTGGCAAGATGTAATAGGGCAGACTGTTGAGAAAGGGTATAAGTTTGTGCATGGGGATGTGTTGTATAAGACGATTCAAGATAGCTTACTGATCCAAGAACAGTATGTTCCGGGCGAGGGAACAGAGAGCCTGTATGCTGTCATTGATGAGACTCATGCCGGTACGCAGGAGAATCCAATTCCGTATGATGGCAACATGGCGCTGGAAAAGGGCAAATATTACAGCCAGGATGGAGTGATCTATCTGTGTAATAGAGATACAGAAAACCCAGTGTATCATAATTTGAGTGATTTAATCGGATTATACGTGGAAAAGGCAACGGAATGAGAAAGGCGGGTAGCATATGGCAGAGATCAAGGAAGTAAAGACAGAGAAAACTACTGTAGCTGCGGGAGAGCGCATCCGGATCAGCTTTGAGTTTTGGTACGAGCAGGATTATCCCCATGACTATCCCTATGACTACCCAATAGCTTCAGAGCGCAAATAAGTTTTAGGAGGATTTAATGATATGAGTGAAATAACAAGAGCTTATGCTGTATATAAAGGGCAGCAGTATAATGCGTCATATAATTCGGGAACACAGTTGTGGAAAGTGGATATCCCATCGGGAGCGGAATCGTCCTACGGACAAAACAATCATACATATCCAATCGAACTCCATGCCTTTGACGCAGCGGGCAACGAGACGATCATGCACGCCACCGACGGGACATATGGAGATCAGTTAAACATCCGTGTTTTGGAAAAGACGAAACCCGTCGCAAAGATCATCTCCCCAACCCAGGGCAGCGTTCTTGGATCAGCAGAGCAGGACATCAAACTTGAGCTTTCTGATGTCGGTGGCTCCAGTCTTAATATGGCATCTGTAATCTTTAAGGTCAACAATGTTCAGGTTACACAGGGCGTATCATGGGCAGATCAGGGTGGTAAAAAGGTTTGTACCTACCATGCGGCCAACCTGTCGGATGGATCAAACTCTGTATCCTTACAGGTAACAGACAATGATGGAAATGTATCCGATGCTGCGACAGTATCCTTCGTCATTTCAACCTCTGCCCCGACGCTTAATGTTACAAGCCCGCAGGATAATTTGCTGACAAACAGCAACAGGGTAACAGTAGCAGGTACTGCTGCGGCCGGATCGGATGCGGTAACGCTTACAAGTGTTAAGATTAACGGGGAGACCGTGTCCGTTGGATCAGGAGGGGCATTTAGTAAGGAGATTACGCTTAAAGAGGGAGCGAACACAATTACTGTAGTCGCAGAGGACAGCATCGGGAAAACTACATCTGTTACAAGACATGTCACGGTTGATACTAAAGCGCCAGTTATATCCGATGTCGAGGCAGAAACTACAACCGTGGATGCCAACGGCACGATCCATCTCACCTTTAAGGTGACGGATCCGGCAGACTGATGATTATCAGAGTATGGGGCGTTGTAAACTCTACAGAAGTGGAGTTTGCACCCATCCCGGACCGTCCCGGGTACTGGGAGGGATATGCCCCGCGACTGCCGGGACTGCAGGAAATAGAGGTGTGGGCAGAATCTGACAGCGGACTTAGAGGACATCTGCATTGCACTGTGATGCTTGATTATCACGCGCACACAGAGGCACGGTTGCTAAGAGATCGGACGGAGGCAAGATTGATTGATATGGGCGGCAAGGTGCGTTTGTTACTGCTTCCGTGGGTGGCACAACTGGTCACGTTTAGAGATGTAAATGTTCTGCAGGAAAATTATATTGCGAAACTGAAAGGTTGCAGAAAGGCGGTGGTATAATTGTTGGAAAAAGTCGGATTTGAACTCGGCGAGAAAAAATATGTTTGTATCAGTGTACGGAGCACAAATGGAAAGCCGTTTGATGTGACATCAGCAAAGTATGTCTTACGGAATGGGGAACAGGAAGAGAATCTAGGTACATGTGAAATCATGCAGAAAAGCGATACAGAAACCCTCTTATCTGCACTGATCCAACCGATGATCAAAGGTGGATCATACACGCTGGAATTTACATATGAGATTCCGCCAGAGATTCTAAAGCATGAGGTGCGAATATATGTATCGTAAGAGACGTAACCACATGGAAATCAGAGCGAGACCGTAACAGGTCTTATTTTTATGCGTGGAATAATATAGAAAGAGAGGATAATCCGATGTACATAACTGCAGAAACGATTGCCACTGCTGCGGGTCTGATTAGCGCATTTGGCGTGCTTGGTGGCGTGTTAATTGCAATATATAAGTTTTACCAGAAGCCGGCAAAACTGGAAAAGCGGATGGAAAGTTTGCGGAAAATGCATGAAGAAGACATCAGGAAAATAAACGAGGAGCAGTGTCTTGCCACATACGGCTTATTGGCATGCCTGAAAGGTTTAAAAGAGCAGGGGTGCAATGGACCTGTAACAGAAGCGATAAATAAAATAGAAAAGCACCTGAATAAACAGGCGCATGATATGGAGGAATAATTATGAGTATGGAAATTTTAATGCAGTATGTAACTTATTTACTTATGGCGATTGGAGTATTGGCGTTTTTGACCAGTGTTATCACACAGGTAATCAAAGAGATGCCGGGGTTGAAAAAAATCCAGACAAATGCAGTGGCACTTGTGGTGGCCTTGATCTTGTGCCCGTTGGCGGTTGTGATTCTATGCATATACTTTAGCATTCAGATAATTTGGTATTATATTGTTGGGGCCATGATAGCAGCATTTATAGTATATTTAGTGGCAACCGGTGGCTGGGAAAAAGTCGCGGAGATGTGGCAGCGGACGAAATTTAATAAACATAAATAATACGTAAAGATACGTACAAAATGATTGACATACGTAATAATACGTGATACAATACAATCATGATAAGGAAAGGAGATACAAAAGATGCCAATGACACCGAGAGAGATGATAAAACATCTCAAGAAAAACGGGTT